CTCCCAACCATGCTCTTTACAGAACAAATCGGCAGCTCGCCACTTTTCTTGGTTAATAGCATACGTTATAGATTCTTGAATATAGTTCTTTGTTCGTCTTTTTTGTGTTGGTTTTTTAGTTTGCGCTTCTGGCTTGACCTCTAATATATAGGTTATGGTCTTGCCACCTTTCAATTTCAGATGTACAATAAAATCTGGAAAGTAACGATGTGCTTTTTTGTCAACAGGTGACACATATGGTATTGGCAATTCTTCGGACGCCCACCAAATCACGTTTGGATTATCATCCAAATATTTCATCACTCTCAACTCCCAAGAAGAACGGTAAATGATATTACTGGCGTTCCCTTTGTATTTTGTTGTGTTTTTAGGGGTAAATGTTCCTCGATATGACATAAATATATCTAGTCAACTAAAAGGTAGAAAATGGCATTTTTTTCATTAACGGACATAAAATTTAACTCTGGTGGTGATAACGCTTTTACGATTAATCAAAGTGATTACAACAGCGACAATAGACGTTATCCAATAGACCTTGGTAGCTCGGATAAAGGCCATTATATGGCATTCTTTATTAATGTACAAGAACGAACTCAGGTTCAAGGCATTAACTATGACAATAGTGCTTCGCCAGCTGTTTTGAATAATAGAAGTGGTTCAGAAAATGTCATTACAGCATTTCAAAATTTGGGAAATAAAGCAGCAGATTGGATTAATAGTATAAACACTTCAGTTGATAATTCAATTACTGATACTGCATATTATGAAAACAACGGTTCTGTATCTCAAGGTTCATCAATACCCTCAAATTTTTTATTAGGAATTAATAAAATTGGAGCTAGTTTAAAAGATGTATCTAAACAATTACAAGATAGTGATTTACTAAAACGTGGAAATTTATTTAGAACAATTAGAAGAACAAAAGATACCATTGCGTTATATATGCCAGATACTTTAAACTTTGATTACAGTCAAAAGTATACTGATATTAGTGTTGCAAAAGATATGGGTACTACTGGATTAGCATTACAAGCTGGTGCTTCGCTTTTAGATGAAAGAGCGAGAACTGGTACAAACTCTATGAATAATATGTCACCATTTGCAGCTGAGTTTGTAAAAAATAAGCTTGGTGTTGGTGGTGATACATTATTTACTGCATTGACTGGTGCAACTGGTGGTGCTTTAGCAGTAAATCCACAATTAGAAATGATTTATCAATCACCATCTTTTAGACATTTTAGATTTCAGTTTATGTTTTATCCTAGAAGTGAGCAAGAAGCTTCTCATGTTTTAGATATTATTGATTTGTTTAGATATCATCAAGCACCAGAAATTGTTAAATCTTCTTTTGGTAGATATCTTGTACCCCCATCAGAATTTGACATTAGTTTTTATTATAATGGATCTGAAAATCCAAATATACCTAAAATTTCAACTTGTGTGTTAACTGACATTGGTGTAGATTATGCACCAAACGGATTTGCGGCATATGAAACTAAAAGTTCCACACCAGAAAAAGGTAGAACTGGTATGCCTGTGGCAATTAGATTAGACTTAACATTTATGGAAACAGAAATCGTCACAAAACAATTCCTTAAAGGTGAATACAATTCAAGTCTTGGAAGTACTGGTGGTGTTGGTGTAACTGGTGGTACTTTGAGTAGTTTGGATAATGGGTCTTCTACAATATCTGACCAAGCTTCTGGCATTCAAAGATTCGAGGATGGAAGTTATATTCAAACCTTTGAAGATGGTAGTACATTAACTGTGGATGCAGATGGTAAGGTATATGGGTCTACAGATGCACCAGATACTTCAACTGACGAATCGGAATCATCGGATGCTCAAAACAATAATTCAGATCCAGCTGATGATGGTGAAATACAAGAAGCTTAATATATGGCAAAATATTTTAATTTTTTCCCACAAACACCTTATTATAAAGGTGTAAATTCTAAATCTGTAGATACATTAACTAATATAACTGCAAGATTTGCTTTTGAACCTACATTCAAAACAAACTCAGCTACATACTATAGATATTTAATTAAAGATGGTGATACACCAGAAAATATTGCATCTAAAATTTATGGATCACCAGAAAGACATTGGGTTGTTTTGGCAATGAATGATATTATTGATCCAATATTTCAATGGCCTTTATCACAAAGAACAATTATAAAATTTATAGAAGCTAAATATATTGGTAATGCTTCTGCTGGACAAACTGGTTTATCCTGGGCATCAAGTAATATACATTCTTATTTTAAAGTTATAACACAAACTAATAATAGTTCTGGCACTTCAACTAAAAATAAATTGAATGTTGATGCAAATACATATGCATCAATTACAGAAACCACAAATAATATTAATTTAGTTGATAGTTCAAATATAACAATAGTTGTAACAAAAGAAACAAAAACATATTATGACCATGAACTTGAATTTAATGAAATTAAAAGAAATATTATATTGTTAAAACCACAATTTATACCAGAAGTAGAAGCTGAATTTTTTAGAGTTATTTCAGATAAATTATGACATCTAGTTTTAACATCAGACAAGCTACGGATTTTAGAATCAATGAACTTTGTTTAATAACAAAGGGTGGTAAAATTGAGCTCAATGATATCTTTGAAGAAATCAATATATACGAGAGTATGCTTGCACCATGTATTTCCGGTAACATTCTTATAAATGATGCCATTGGATTAACATCAAAACTTCTATTTGATGGTACAGAAATTTTATTATTTGATATTGATAAAGGTGAAGGTCTGTTTAGAATGCGAAGAGCTTTTAGAGTATACAAACAAACAGATAGAAAAAATATTAATCAAACAAGTGAATCATATGTACTAAGATTTGCCTCTGATGAAATCATTTTACACGAACAACAACAATTAAATGAATGCTATAAAGGAACATATACTGAAATAGCTGCAAATATATTAACAACGAAATTACAAGTTGATCCAGATAATCTTGGCGGTGTTTTTTCACAGTCCTATGGTGTAACTGATGTTATTATTCCAAGATTAAAACCTTTTGATGCATTAAATTGGATTGCCAAAAGAGCAGTAGATTCTAAAGGTCAACCATCTTTTATGTTTTTTGAAAATGTAGAAGGATATAATTTCTGTACATTATCCGATATTATGCGAAAACCAGTTATGTTTAATGTATTATTTGACGTTAAGAATCTGCAAGGCCAAAACATAAAAGAAGAAATGATTAGTGTTAGAGCTATGGAAGTTATGACACAATTTGATTTTATTAAGAGTACACAAGCTGGTGTTTATGCTGGAACTTATGTTGGTATTGATCCTTTAACTAGACAAACTAAAATTGATGTGAAGACTATTGATAATACATACGGTGGAACATCTACTGGTAATAAAAATCCTAATTTAGCAACAGATTATAACAAGTTTGGAAAAACAAACTATGACATGTCTGCATCAAGAGTTGTTTATAACATAACAACATCAACAAGAAAGTCTTCTGAGTATATCAAAGAAAATGAACCTTCTTCTTTACAGACAGATGAAACACCTCAGAAATTTGCATTTGCACGAAAAGCTTTATTACAAAATTTTGTAACTCAAAGATTAAAGATTGTTTTACCTGGTAATTTTCTAGTTTCACCTGGAAGAACATTATACTTAGAAGTACCTTCTAGGTCAGTAAGTTTAGCTGGTTCTAATAATTATGATGCTACATTAAAAGGTAAATACGCAATTTTGTCAACAAGACATATTATAAAATACAATATGTTTGAAACTGTTGCAGAAGTAGTAACAGATTCGTCTGAAAAATCTTTAGTTACTGGTAATAAACAACTAGCACAAACTTCATGGAGATATTAAAAAATGTATGAAAATGATATGTCCAATCCATATAATTGGACTGGAATTGTAGAAGATAGAGATGATCCGTTATTGACGAATAGACTTCGTATTCGTATTTTTGGATTTCATAACACAAATAAAGTTATTTTACCTACACATTGTTTGCCATGGGCAATGGTTGGATTACCAGTTAATGCACCAAGAGCAACATCTGGTCCAAAAGTTGGTGATTGGGTTATTGGTTTCTTTATGGATGGTGAAGCTGGACAGTTTCCAGTAGTTACACATGTACTTCCTGGTATCAATACAACAGTCGTAAAACAACCAATTGGTTCACCTTACATGCCTGCTGGTGAAACCTTTGATAGAAAAGGCCAACCATCAACACCGCCTTTGGGTCGTGGCGTTGTAAAAAATACAGCAATAGATAAATCTAATAGACAACTAGAACATGTTTGTGATATTTCGATTGAAGTTGATAGAGCAGTTAATGCAGCTAGATTTTATTATGGAAGTGTTGTAGCTGAAATACGAATAGCACTTAAAGCTTTATTGCTAGCAGAAGATGCAGATGTAACAGGAATATTTAAAAGTACTATTGAAGTATTAAAACAAATTAATGCTTTCATTAAAGAAATAAAAGATTTAGCTGACTCGATTACAGAAGCAATACGTTTTTTCGTAACTATTATAAGAAAAGTTGTAAATATAATACAATATATTTTAAGTTTGCCTAATAAATTTTTAAAAATGTTTTTGGATTGCTTGTCTAAACTAAGAAAACAAATTGCAGCTGGTATAAAAGATTTATTTGCACCTCTTGGTGGTGGAGACAGCCCTCTTGCTGATTTTGCAGAATTACAACAACAGGCTTCTGATTTAGGAGATAGTTTTAAAGGTATTGCTAAAGACATAAAATATATAGCAACAGTACCAACTGTTTTAAAAGCGGTAGTGCTAACACCATCGACAGCAAAAGAAGCTAGGCAAGCTGCAATAGATTTGACAAGTATAATAGATACTCATGTTACTGATACAACTGCTACGAAACCGGCTACTAGTCCTTCGCCATTGGCTAATATAACTTCACCTTAATATGGAAATAATGATATGACAGAATATGTAATATATGATAGAGAAGTATTGCCAGATAGACCAGATGGTGATTATGGATGGACTGAACCCGAATCAGCAGCATCACTTGAATATCCACCAGTTTATCCGTATAATAATATTACTCAAACTGAATCTGGACACATGTTCGAGATGGATGACACACCAGGTGGTGAACGTGTAAGAATACACCATCGTTCTGGTACATTTATTGAAATGCATCCAAATGGTGATGAAGTACATAAAATTTATGGTAATGGATATGAAATTATATCTAAGAATAAAAATGTTTTAATTAAAGGTGTTTGTAGTGTCACTATTGAAGGTGACTCTCTTATACAAGTTTATGGTAACAGAAAAGAAGTAATTTATGGTAATCATAGTACTGTTGTAAAAGGTGACTATGATTTAGTGGTTCAAGGCAAAACTAATATTACTTCACCAAGTGATATGAAAATTAATGGTGGTGGTGAAACTGGTTTTGTGACTATTACAGCTGGCCAAGCAGTTAATATAAATTCTGATTTATTGGTTGATGGTGCGATGAATTCACAATCAGTTACAACTGTAGGACGTATAGATACAGGTCCATTAGGTGGCATAAGTGCTGGTATACAAGGTTTTGTTTCTGAATTGGGTGGTATTGGTATTGGAATTCCAATTGCTGTTCCTGGAACAATTGATTGTGCTCTATTAATTAATTGCTTTGGTGCAATTACTGCTGAAGTTTCGATGGCGGCTCCAACAGCTGAATTTGGTACAATGGCTGCAATATTAATGACTGATGTTGTAAACACTTCTATATATGATTTTCACTTTCATTTCGGATTTGCTGGACCAACTAGTCCACCAGTTCCACCGTTTATTGGCGTATAAGGTTTATTATGGCAAATTTATTCGATACTCTCGGTTTTAATTCTGACGCTGTTTCTGATGTTATACAACTACCAGACTCAACAATTAAACAATTAAATAGTACCCCACAATTAATTACATCTTGGCAAAAACAAGACATTCTTGATAATAATACGGATGGTTATTTTGTAAATCCTTGTGCTAACACATGTAATACATTATGGGCAACAGCAAATACTTTGATTGGATATACAAGTGGTTTAACTGGTACAGGAACCACAGGTTTGTGGACAAGTATTTTTAATAATCTGCGTTCATTTGCTGGTTATTCTGTAACAACTGGTGGTGGTGAAGGTGATCCACCAGTGACAACGTATTATCCAGGTGAAATCAATAAATTTATTGCCCACACAAATAGAATTTCTGGTGTTGTAAAATTAAATTCTACTAATGCATCGACTGCTAATTTACCATATTATGACTCTGCTATTGCAATTGGTAAATCTACCATGTATTTGACATATCAAACAGATGGTAGAACAGATAATGCTCCATTATTAGGGAGTTTTACAAGTATTTTAGCTTCAAATACATTGATACAAATTTCATCAAATCTTTCTTCGTATGTGAATGTAATCAGTCAAAGTATACATGTTGAAACAACTGGAGGTGGTGGTGAAGGTGATCCATTTGTATACACAAATGTCTCAAATTTAAGTGTCTCAACAGTAAATAATATTTCTAGTCTAGCTAATACTCTTTATAGTACTATATTATCAAGGCGGGTAGCTGATGAGACTTATTTTACAAATGCACGGAATTTAGCAAATAGTACAAAGACTTTTAGACAATTTAACAATCCGGGCGTAACAGAAAATTATTTAATACAAAATTATATCGGTTCAAGTAAACTTAAATCAAGACTCTCCTCATAGCGAATAAATAGAATATGGCAACAGTACTAACAAATACCGCAAGACAATTCAGAGATTTGGATTTGAATTTTAAGATTCATCCAATTCGAAAAGATATCAATAAACATTCTGGTGAAATTGCAGTAATTAATTCTGTCAAAAATTTAGTGCAAACTAAGCACTATGAAATACCATTTCAACCAGATGTAGGATCAAATTTACAAAGATTGTTATTTGAACCACTTGATTCTGTAACAGCAGCTTTAGTTGAAAGAGAAATAACTGAAGTTGTTAATAATTATGAACCTCGAGCAGCAATAAAGTCCGTTCGAATAACTCCAGATTATGATAACAACGGATTTCGAGCAGAAATGACATTTCAAATAGTTAACGTGACTGATCCAGTAACAATTAAATTTTTCTTAGAACGAGTTCGATAAATGGCAGACAATCGTTTACAAATTGCGGAACTTGATTTTGACACAATCAAGACCAACTTAAAATCATATTTAAAGCAACAATCAGAGTTTACAGACTATGATTTTGAAGGTTCTGGCCTTAGTGTTTTAATGAATCTTTTAGCGTACAATACACATTATAACGCATACTATTTAAATATGGTAGCAAATGAGTCGTTTTTGGATACCGCATTATTAAGAGATTCTGTGGTGTCACATGCAAAGACTTTGGGATATGTTCCATATTCTAAGACAGCATCTACGGCTACTGTAAATGTTATTGTTGAAACTAATGATTCTACTATAAACACTATAACACTACCAAAAGGATTTACATTTCTTTCTGAAACAATTGATAATTCCTCATATAATTTTAATGTAATGTCCGATGTAACTGTTACAAAAACAGGTACACAATATATTTTTGAAAATTTAAAAATTAAAGAAGGTCTATTTTCAACTTATTCATTCACACAAAGTTTTTCATCAAACCCTAAAAGTGTATTTGAAATACCAGACCCAAATATAGACACAAATACAATTACTGTTGCTGTTACTCCTTCTGCGGGTAATTCACAAATTACAATTTATAATGCTGTATCAGATGTGTTAGATGTTACTGGATTATCAGAAATTTATTTTATACAAGAATCTAAAGCTGGTAAATATAAGATATATTTTGGTGATGGATATGTTGGTAAAAAATTAAATGATGGTGCAGTTATCACAGTAACTTATTTGTCAACAGCTGGTGCAGTACCTAATAAAGCTTCTACATTTACTGTTAATGGTAGTATTGGTGGATATGTTGGCATAACAGTTAATACTGTTGATGTGGCCTCTGGTGGTGCTGATAGAGAAACTGTTAGTGAAATTAAATATAATGCCACATCACAATTCGCTACACAAAATAGATTGGTAACATTTAAAGATTATGAAACCTATATCACAAGAAATTACCCACAATTAGATTCGATTTCTGTATGGGGTGGTGAAGATGAAATTCCACCAGTGTATGGTAAAGTTTTTGTTTCAATTAAACCAAAAACTAATTACTACATTTCAGAAGCAGAAAAACAAAGAATTTTGGATGAAATTATAAAACCAAAATCTATTGTTTCAGTTCAAACTCAATTTAAAGATCCAGAATATTTGTACTTATTGGTAAATAATTATATCAAATATGATCCAAAGAAAACCACTTTGAATGAATCAGCTATTAAAACTAATATTACCAATTCAATTTTAAATTACAAATCAACATATCTTGATAGATTTTCTGCTAGATTTATTCTTTCTAAGATGCAAGACTTTATTGATGGTACAAGTTTAAATTCTATTATTGGTTCTGAAACTGTTGTTCGTTTACAAAAAAGATTATTACCTGTTTTAAATCAAAGCAAAAATTATACAATCAATTACAACGCACCATTACATCGTGGTACAATCACAAACAAACTTGTATCTACATCATTCAATGTTTATGATATGGATGGAATACAACGAACAGTAGTATTTGATGAAATCCCACAATCATATTCTGGTGTTAATTCTATTCAAGTGAATGATGCTGGTACTGGTTATCTTGCTGCACCAACTGTAACAATTACTGGTGATGGATCTGGCGCAGAAGCAGAAGCTGTAATTCTGAATGGTAGAATTCAAGCTATTAATATTGTAAAAAGAGGAATAGACTACACTAGAGCTATTGTAACTATCTCTGGTGGTAGTGGTTATGGAGCAACAGCTGTTGCTGTTATTGATGGTCGTGTTGGAACATTAAGAACTATATACTACGATTCAAATGCCGAAAGACAAATTGTAGACAATAATGTTGGATATATTGATTATGATAATGGTATCATTCAAATTTATGATATCAATATTTTATCTGTTAATTCGGCAGATGGCTATATTCGTATTGCTTTGGAATCCGAAAAAGGTATTGTCGAAACTATTCGAAACACAATTATTACAATTGACGAAACAGACGCTACTGCTATTACAATTGATTTAGTTAAAGCATCTAGTTAATTAAATGTCTAATTTAAAAACCTCTCTACTTGTTTCGCAACAAGTACCCGAATACGTTAATGACGAATTCCCATTGTTCGTGTCATTTATGGAGGCGTACTATGAGTTTATGGAAACAGCTCAAGGTACGCAAAAGAATAACGTATTAGAATTAGCTAAAGATTTGAGATATCTACCAGACGTTGATATTTCTATAAATGCTTTTGAAAGAAGCTTTTTCAATAACTTTGCTGCTTTAATTCCTAGAGATATTAAAGTTAACAAAGAAACTCTGATTAAAAATGTATTGCCTCTTTACCTATCAAGAGGAAATGAGAAATCATTTAAACTTCTTTTCCGATTATTGTTTGGAGATGAAGTAGAAGTTATTTTACCTAAAAATAACATTCTTAAAGTTTCTGATGGTAAATGGATTGTTGATAATATTTTAAAATTAGAAACTGGTATTCGTAGTGTGTACACCGGTGTAGGTGGAACAAATACGGAGGCAAACACGACTTTCTATTTGGCACAACCAGTTAATTATGATGAAGTTTCTGTGTATGTTGATGGTGTATTAAAAGTATACAGTACTGATTACAGTATACGAAAAGAATCTCGTAAATTAGTTTTCAATTCTCCACCGGCTGCAAACTCACAAATCAAAGCTGTTTATAGTAATTTTGATGTTACAGCATTAAACAACAGAAAAATTACTGGTGTAACTTCTGGTGCAACTGCAATTATTGAACGTGCGACAAAAAGAATTATTACGGATCGTTTGAATTTTGGTTTACCATTTGAATTGTTCATGGACAAAAAAACTCTGAGTGGTTTATTTGTTAATGGTGAACAAGTTAGAACTGATATTATAGATTCGAACGGCAGTAAGATTGTTCTTAATGCAGATACATTTTCGATTCTTACAACAATTCTAGTTACTGGAACTGGTGCATCTTATAATGTTGGAGATAAATTAACCATCTTAGGCGGTGGTGCCACATCTGCTGCAGCTGCTGAAGTTGAGGCGGTTACTGCCGGTGTTACTAATAGAATTGTTGTTAATTATGGCGGTGCAGGATTTCATACTGCATCTTTAATCTCAAGTTCAAATACTCCAGGTGATTCTTTTATTACCGGTGCGGTTGATGGTGTCGATACATCTGGTGCAAATACAAATATATCATTTTTAATTAATGATGACGTTATTAGTAATTATGCAAACATTACTCTGAATGCACCAGACTATGGAT